TTCTATCCACCTCGAGTGTGGAAATATCAAACGTAGAGGATGTTGCAATAGTGAAGTTTCTTTTTGCATCTTGCAGTAATTCATTTAATTTTGCTAATTGCTCAGGGTTAACGTTCGTTTCTGCTTTCCCAATTAAGAATGGTGAACCGTATTTTTGAACAAATTCAGCCCATAATTGCAACGCCCCTTTTTTGTAGATATAAGGACGTAAACAATTAGTAAGTAGAGCATGTCCATAAGGGTTATTATACGTAGCATTATGCTGTACTAATATGAATTTCTTATTAGGCACGAATTCAAAAGCCCCGTTGGAATAATACTTCAAACGTCCTTTGTTGTCAAAATCAAACCAGAACGGTGGTTTCCCGATTGCATTTTGTAATATTACTTTTCCTTCTTGAAAGTCCCAATACAACTCAATAGGTTTATAACCAAACAAAGGGGCATCTAAAATTTCACTAATTAATCCTTTTAAATCTATTTTAGAAAAAGTTTCATAAATGAATTCTTGTTTTTCTTTATCGTCGGTAAGTATTTCATATTCCATTGCCAGTACCGCAGATTTTCTGCTTTGAACTACTGAAAATATGTGCGGGTCGTATAACAGATTAGATAGGTCGGCTAATGTATTTCCGAGTTCTTTTAATACCTTATTAGCATTTTCTACTATTCCATCATAAGCAACAAGCGAATTATTTGGATTTAATGTTGCGACCGCTCCGATTGGCACGTCGTCTTTATAAGCTATTTTCTCAATTTTGAATAAATTAAATATATTCATTTTATACCTTGTAGTAATTATTTTCTTGTAATTTTGGTTTGTAAGTTAAAAGACTTTCAAAGTTAGAAATTGTTTTTGAATATTCAAGTGCCTGGCTCAGTGAATCCACAAAATCGTCGTGCACGTCAAAAGGAAAGTTAGTCAATTCGGAGATTATATCTGTATCTAAATTAGCAGGAAAAAATACTTTCCCATTTTCAAAAAGATTAGACACGGCGTGTAATCGTGTTACTTTATCCGCAATAGGATTCACAGCACGCACAGGTAAACTTAATTCTTTCAAACTTTGTATTAAAGGCTCGCCAGACGCTTTTTTTTCAATCAAAATAATTGACGGATTGAATTTTACAAATAAAGATTTTGCATTTCGTAATAAATCCGGAAAATTCAATTTTTGTCTAAAAACATCAATCAAATAATTATTCCCATTAACTATTTTCCAAGTAGTGCAAACTGAATAATCATTATGTTGTTTGTTGTCAAACGCCGTGTCCCAGCTCTGAAAGACTATTCCTTGTGAATGATTTTCCTCATAGAATTTCAACCAGTCATAATTTATTATTTGATTTTCTGAAATAATCGGTGTTTGCTGATAAAGTGAAGCAAACCAATAAGAACCTATTTGTTTTTTAATTTCCATCAAAGTTTCCAAAGGGTAACGCTCCGGCCATAAAGCCTCGCCTTGTTCGTTAATTGCTGGAAAATTAATCAATTCCCAATCGCCCTGTTTGATAAAACGTCCGGCCAAATCGTCATAATGCCAGCGTGTCTGAATTACGATTATTTTTGCATCCGGGCTTAATCGTGTAAAGGCTGTGGAGTTGAACCACTCATAAGTTTTGTCCCTATAAACCCTACTTAATGCCTCTTCTGAATTTTTTACCGGGTCGTCAATTATGAACAAGTCCGCCCCTTTTCCTGTTATATCACCACCCGCACCCGTGGCGTGCATAACCCCACCAGCCTCTGTTTCCCAATGCCCTTGTCTATCCACGGTTAAATCATTTCTGAAATAAGAGTAAACTTGTTTTGCCTTTAAAGACCACGACGTTGCAAAACTTGTTGCATAAGAGGTCAATATCACCTCTTTATGCGGATAGTTGAGTAGATACCAGGCAGGTAAATACTTACTTATGAATTCACTTTTTCCATGCCGTGGTGGGAACGTAATAATTAATTTAGATTTGTCTTTTGAGAGTAGTAATTCAAGCACCCGCTTTTCAAGTTGCTGAATGTGAGCGGGTGTCTGATACTTGCCACGTGTGTAAATTTTGGCAAAATTACTGGGTATATTCGCTGTTGTTCTCAATATATGTTAAGTTGTTTATATTTTTAGGAATTTGAAAATTAGTAAAATCATTCTTAATTGTAATTTGTTCCTTCTCTGAATAACCACGATGTTTGCCTTGTGTTTTTAGAAAAAATATAATAGCCGCATTGTCATTATTATTGATATTCTCCAACAACTTACTTTCTGCAAAATCTAATAGGCTTTCACGTTCGTTCTTAATCGCATCCTCAACCTCAATATAACGTTCTTTATAATGATAGACTGTTGCGTTCGTGCATTTGAGTATTTTTGCCGCTTGACTTATAAAACCCCGTGAACGCTTAATTGCGTCTATTACTTGTTCTTTGGTGTATTTTTGTTCACTCGCCATTTGATTAATTTATATATTTAAAAAAAATAACTCATTATTATTGTCTTATTGTAAACCTAACAAATTCCACACAGCCGCTTCATAAGTTTTGCCGTGCTTTAATAATTCTTGTTTGACTATTTCGTATTCTTGTTGTGTGTAATTTAGAACAATCTTTTCCAAACCCTCAAAATCGTCCTCGCTTGCTTCAAGTTTGTTGTCAAATACCAACGGTTCAAATTCCCATTCCTTCAAGTTCAAGTCAAATTCGTTTGCCAAATTGTCAATGACTTCAAAGTCAAAATCTATTCCTACTTTTGCCGTTTGATTGTCGGCTAACGCCAGTTCACGTCCTTTCTTGGAATTAAGAGAAACGTCTTTACGTTTGACTGCGATTATTTCATTGCCGTCTGTTTCTATGATTTTAATATTTTCCAAACCGATTTGTCCTGCAACTTCAATTACTCCATTACCAGCAATAATATTATTGTCTTTATCTAATAAGATAGAACGACCAGCACCTAATTTAGATAGAGACTTTTCAAGTAGTCGCATTCCTTTTTCTGTGTGCTTATTTGCATTTTTGGTATCAAAGTTTAAATCTTTGATTGTCGCTTTATCCATTTTGCTTTCTTGTTTCATTTTACCCATATTTTGCTCACAAATCGTTACTATTGAATTTTTATTACCTTCTTAATAGTTTCTATTGGTTTCAATTACAAATCCTCGCTGTGCCCTTAAAAACACTTAATAATAAATTTCAAAAAAAACAAAATCCTATTATTATATATATTATTATTTATATTATTATATTATATATACAATGGGTTGTTTTGCACCATTGCAATGGTCGGTTTCGTACCATTGGAATGGGTTGTTTTGCACCATTGCAATGGGTCGTTTTAACCCATTGGTTATTTTAAAGAACTTACAGACTTTTATTAAGAACTTACATATTATAATTGTTGTTTAATCGTATCTTTTCCTTAATTGCAATTTCTGTCAAATCAATTAATAATTGATGCAATTCAAGCGTGGAGAATTTGGATAAACTTTTTGCCTTTCTTGCAAGTTGATTTAATCTTTCAATGCCAATTTCATTTTTTAATTTATTTTCAAAGACTTTTAAATTGCCCTGTTTTACAACATTGCATTCATAACATTGTACACGGACGTTATCAAAATTCCATCGTGTCCCAAAATAACGGCGACTATGAAAATGCCCACATTGCAATTGATTAATTGGAAAAACTTGTCCGCACGTGTAACAAGTATTAGTTCCATTCACTGCGTCTCTATTTCTTACAATCATTGACAACAATTTATCTAATTGTCCAATTAATTTACTTCTTGCATTCATAATACAAAATTAACATTGATTAGTACAGCAATTTTACGTAAATTTCTTTCATTGTTAGTATTTAATTTTGTAAAAAAATATAAGTTACGATTATGGAACTATGGGTTGACGTATTTAAAACTGGCGAACACACTGATAGCAGTGGTGACACGCAGACGTGGACAGAAAATGATTTAAAAGAAATTGCAAATCTTTATAACGACCAAAACCCCGAGGAAAAGCACCTCGCCCCTATTGTCTACGGGCACCCGTCAAGCGAGGATGCGGCATTAGGTTGGGTGGACAAGTTGAAAGTTGATGGCAACATTTTAAAAGCTAAATTAGTAGAATTAAGCGAGCAATTAATCCAGTCCATTAAGGATGGTGCGTATAAATTCCAATCAATCGCTTTGTATCCGAATAAGTTATTACGCCATCTCGGAATATTGGGAGCAGTGCCGCCAGCAGTAAAGGGTTTAAAGCCTTTATCCGAGTATTTCTCAGATAGCAAATTTCTTTTGTTTGAATTTGCCGCAAATGATATTAATGATATAGAGAAAATCAAAGAATACATCCGGCAAAAATACGGGGAAGATGATTACCAAATAATGTTGAAAGATTTATTATTATTAAAACCAGAGGATAACCAAATGGACACAACAACACAAAATAACAACGTACCAGTAGATAACACACAAGCATTAAGCGAGGCGAAATTTAGTGAAATGGGTGCAAAAATTAAAGAATTAGAAAGAAAGAATGAGGAACTGGCTTTTGATCTATTCTTTAACGAGTTAGCACTACAAGGTTATGTAATTCCAGCACAGAAGGAATTAATTAAGAGTATCGTAGTTCCAAATTACCAATTTGGAGAAGGAAAAACATTACTTACCAATCTAACAGAATTAATTAAAACGTTTCCAAAGCAAGTTGAATTTAAAGAGGTGGCAAAAGAAGCACCACCAACCGACGAAATTGACGAACAAACTAAACTACTTGTAGACTTAATCAAGGGAGTAAAATAATGAGCGATTTAGGGATAACAAACACTGGCAACATCGGCGTTAGTAGTATTTTCTATAAGAACACCGATACTTATGAAATAAAGGGAACAATTGAAAGCGGACAAGGCATTTTACCCGTTGGCACGGTATTAAGCAAGGATGTTGCAGGCACTAAATACATTAAGTGCACCGACACTACGAAAATTGAAGGCGTTCTAGGAGAAGACGTGGACGCAACAAGTGGCGACGTTGCAAACGTTGTAATTTACGTTCACGGACAATTTTTAACAAATGAATTAACAGCAGGCGTTGCGTTAAGCGATGGTGCATATAAATACGGAACATTAAATTTTAAATCGGAGATATAGATATGTCTATTGATATGATAACAAACTGGAGAAGCTTAACAGCGGGTATAAATAGTTTTAACACACAGCCAACGTTTGCGTTGAAAAATATCTTTCAAGCAACTGAAAGCCACGCATCTGATATTATAGATTGGGAGGTTTGGACAAGGACGTCTAAAT